AATGTAGTTAGCACAAACGTAACTAATACTTGGACAACTGTAAGTACTAATACAACTAACATTTGGAGCGTAGTTGATATTGCAGCTTAACACTTATATAATAGCTTAATTATGGCATCTTCATATACAACTAGTTTAGGAATAGAACTTCAGGTTACTGGAGAAAATGCTAATACTTGGGGTGATAAAACAAATTCAAATTTAAATTTACTTCAGCAAGCTATCACGGGCTATCAATTAGTAACACTAGTTTCTACTAACACAACATTAGCCATGACTAATGCAACTATTTCAAATGCTAGAAATGCTACTATAGAATTTACTGGAACGTTATCTGCAAATTCTACAGTATTTGTTGATTCAGGAATTCAAAAAACTTATATTATAGAAAATAATACAACAGGTAATTACACTCTTGCATTAAATCAAGTAGGAGGGGCTTCTGTTATTTTTTTAGGAACAGATAAGTCTAGTAAACTTGTTTATTTAAATGGCACAGACGCGGTGGATGCAGAATTTGTAAATTTTACAGGTTCTCAAACATTAACTAACAAAACTTTAACTTCTCCTATACTTAATAATCCTAGTATTAATGATGCTAATGGTAATCAACAAATTATATTTACAACTACACCTTCTGCAGTAAATGAATTAACAATAGCAAATGCGGCAACAGGATTTAGTCCAAATATTGCTGCAACAGGAGATGATAATAACATAGATCTTAATTTAACACCTAAAGGCGTAGGTGAAGTTACATTTAATGGTACAGGTAAAATACAACAAATTTTAGAAAAAGTAACTGTAACAAATACTGCAACTACAGGAACAGTTAATTATAATCTTTTAGATCAAGCTGTGTTATATCATACAGGAGATGCAGCTGGACAATTTACATTAAATTTTAGAGGAAACAACTCTACTGCTTTAAACACAGTAGTTAGTATAGGAGATTCAGCAACAGCTGCATTTTTAAATACAAACGCTACTACTGCCTATTATACAACTTTTGTAACTATTGATGGAACTTCAGTAAATGTTTCAACAAAATGGCAGGGTGGGGTAACTCCTGCTTCAGGAAATTCATTATCTATTGATGCTTATACTTTTACAATTATTAAAACAGCATCTTCAACTTATACAGTATTAGGATCTCAATCACAATTTAAATAGTTATGCCCGTACTTAGTACTTCTGGAGGAATGTCTGCAAAAGGTTTTGGATTTTCTGCAGAATTTCTTCGTACAGCAACTTCTTTTATAACTTTCGCTTCAACAGTAAGTACTAATGTTACTACTACTACAACTGTGCCTTTTGGGTATAATGCACTTCATGTTCAAGCGGCTGTAGGTGGTGGAGGAGGTGGATTACGAGGGGTTGATTATGATAAAGCGGGTGGAGAATCAGCAGGTTCAGGAGGAGGATCTGGAGCTTATGTATCAGATAAAATATTTTCAGTTGTAGGAGGAGAAACTTTAACTCTAGTTGCGGGCGGACTTGGTGTTTTAAATAGCGGAGCCTATAGTAATTCAGGAGGTAGTGCTGGAGGAACTACGAGTGTAATAGGATCTAGCACAGGATCAATTTTTACTTTATCTGGAGGAACTTTAGCAACTATTACTTCAAACGGAGGTGGGCAAGGTCCTTTACGACAAAATACAAATGGTTTAGCAGGAACAGCAAATATAATTGCACTTTCAATTTCATCTGGTGTATTTAGAAATCAAAGTAATATTGTTGTAAGTGTTACAACAAATACGTCAGGACCCGTTAGTACGTTTAATCAATCTGGCAACGGTGCAAATGGTATACTAAAAATAAATTGTGGTGGCGACAACTGTGCAATAGTTGGAGGAGCTGGAGGCCCTTCCTATGCGGGTACTATACCAGGAGGCACAGGACAAAATCCAGGTGTTGTAAGCGGAACTAGAGGTTCAGGAGGTGGTGGAGGATCATCTAATGCTGGAGGTGGACCTGCTGCTTCAAACGGAGGACCAGGTGAGATTATTTATAGATTTTTACAAGTAAAACAATAATTGACTTTACTTAAATAAAGTATATTAATTACTAATGAGTAATATAACTAAATGGTTTGGTTCTGCCATTTATATTTCAGCATTAGATAATTTTGAAGAAATAAACAAAGACATTGTTCCATTAATAAATTCTGAAGTAGTACCAACCAACAGTCAGTATGCACGGACCACGGATATTAAACCAAATGAATTACAATCTATAGATGATAATATTCATCATGATGAAAGATTTAAAAAGTTATTTGATGCAATTCAACCAAAGATAGTAGAAGCATTAGAACTACAACATCTTAATTTAGATATACTTGATATTTATATAACTAAAGCTTGGACAACATATACTATTAAAGAACAATATATTCATTCACATAGACATATGTCTTCTCATTATAGTTTTGTTTATTATCCTTATGCTGAAGAACAAGGTGATTTAGTATTTCAAGATGATGATGTATCTAAGACTGGTTTAAATATTCCAGTAAGAAAAGAATACTTTAAGAAGTTTACAGAAGTAAATTATTCAAGTGCAATTTATCCAGCTAAAACAGGAAACTTAATTGTATTTCCAAGTATGCTATTTCATGAAACTCAACAAAACACTACTGATGAACCTAGAATATCAATATCAGGGGATATTATGCTTACAATGAAACCTAATATTAAATCAGAGCATAATATACCAAGTCCTACAACGTGGAAGAAATTAAGCTCTTAATTTACTGGTTGAGTTTTATAGTGTAAAATACCAGTAGTATGCCACTAAAAAAGATACCATTACCTCCAGGTTTTGATAAGAATGATACAGCATCTCAAGCAGAAGGACGCTGGATTGATGGAGACAATGTTCGTTTTCAATATGGATCCCCTGAAAAAATAGGTGGTTGGAGACAGATTGGCCCTAATATTTTAGTAGGAGCGGGTAGAGATATTCATTCTTTTTTTGATTTAACAGGAAGAAGATATTTAGCAATTGGTACGAATAAAGTTTTATACATTTTATTTGATAACGTATTTTATGATATCACTCCACTCAAAACAGCTTTAACAGGATGTACTTATACTTCTACAACAGGTTCTTTTACTGTAACAATTAATAAAAATTCACATAACTTTGAAGTTGGAGATTTACTAACATTTTCATCGGTAACAACACCAGGACCAACTACAACAAGTTTTACTGATGCTGATTTTGAAACAAATGCTTTTGAAGTTAAAACAGTTCCAACTGTAAATACTTTTACAGTAACTATGCCTGTAGCAGAGGCGGGTACAGGAGTTACCGCAGGCGGAACAATTACTACAAATCCTTATGAAACAGTTGGACCTTTAGCTTCTACCTTTGGTTATGGATGGGGAGCTGGTACGTGGAACTTGTCTACTTGGGGAACACCAAGAACAGCTTCTAATACAATCATTGATGCAGGATCATGGTCATTAGATAACTTTGGAGAATTATTAATAGCAACTATTAAAGATGGAAAAACTTTTGAATGGGATCCAGCTGCAGGAGCAGGTGTTACCTCACGTGCAACTGTTATAGCAGGTAATCCTACGGCAACTGTATTAACAAGAGTATCGGATCGAGACAGACATTTAATTCATTTTGGTACTGAAACTACAATTGGATCAGCTAGCACTCAAGATCCTATGTTTATTCGTTTCTCGGACCAAGAAGATATTGAAGTTTATGAACCAACATCAACTAATACAGCAGGTACATTTAGATTAGATAACGGTAGTAAAATTGTAGCCGCAGTTAAAGGTAAAGATTATATGTTAGTTCTTACAGATGAAGCAGCTTATACAATGCAGTTTGTAGGACCTCCTTTTACATTTAGTATACGTCAAGTTGGATCTAATTGTGGTTGCATTGGACAACACGCAGCAGTCTTCGTAGATGGTGCTGTGTATTGGATGGGAGACTCTGGTAATTTCTTTGTATTTGATGGAACAGTTAAAACTTTACCTTCTTCTGTTGAAG